AGCCCAACTCTTCATGGCCGGTCCTTGTACATGGTCGACATTGACAAGTATTTCGGTGTTCCACTGTAGCTACTCAAAGAGCACATATAAAGTGTCTAGCTACCTACACCACATAGGCCCTAGACTGGGTGGTTACCCCGTCCATAACATTTATTCTTTTGGAAAGGTGTTAAACCTCACCTAATGCGTTCCCGCCACTCCACCACAGAGTACGGATGGCCGATGCACTACACGCCTAGCACTCTTTATGGTGACTGCCCCACCCCCTTTGTATAACGGGCAAGGGTGCCCGGGTTTTCTGGTACGAGAGGCGGGACTCGAACCCGCATGCCTTGCGACGGGAGATTTTAAGTCTCCTGAGTATACCATTTCTCCACTCTCGCGTAGCTTATATTATACTACACACGCCATATTTCTGCAAAGCCTTCGGTTTCATCAGGCATCTCAAAATTGTCCAACATACCTTGTACAACTTCAGGAGGGATAATTTTGCCCGGACGACTCGCTAACCTTCTATTTAATTCTTCCATTGGTGGAGTAGTAAAAACTATGGCAATGTGTTCATAGTCGGGAAGCATACGAAACTTGCGTTCACGACTCTTAACAGTAGTGCTGGTTTGATCCCAAATCACAGTATGGCCATGCTCACGTGCAAATACAACCTGTTGGGCCATTAGTTCAACTGCTCGAGGCATGTACTCTTCGAATACTTCAGAATAGGTCTTGCCCTGCGCCCTTGCATAGTCTTCTACAAATGGATCTGTGCTGACTACTGTTAGGCCCAATGCCCAGTCTTGGTCTTTAATCCAAGTACTTTTGCCCGAAGCAGGCACTCCAACCAATTGATAACACTTAGGCATCAAATATCACCTTCATAGTTTTTAGGAACAATTAGACCAGAATCGAGCGTCACACCGTTGATAGTGTGACACTCGTTCTCGTCATAGGTCCAACCCAAGGCCTTCATCATGCGATGCTTGACTAACAGGTTAGGACTACGGAAAGCTTCAGTATCATCAAAGCCCAGCATAACGCCAACTTCGCATACTGCACCGCTACGGCACACACCAGCTACACAATGAACAATTACGTTCATACGATTAGCCAATGCGTGTTGTAACAAGCGAACAAGCTCTGCGGCCTGCTCATGGCTACACTTCATAGCTTCCTCTAGCACTTCGTCCTTTTCCTCTACATCAAGGAATTCAAATTGATGTACTTCTTTGAATTCTCGTGCAGGATGGGGGAACTCCATGCCACAGTCCACAATCTGGATCAGCATAGCATTAGGACCAGGTTCAATGTGAAAACCTTTTTTGATGTCACTCAATGCTACATTTTGTATCCACATCAATCTGCTCCTTTGGTTTCTTTAACCTTAAATTTAATATCCCCACCTTGAGCCTTGATCTTTGCAACCATATCTTCAAAAGCTACAGGTGCAAAGTTGTGATGCTCAACACAGGCACTAAAGTAACGTGGGTCAATTTCAGGTGTAGCACCTGTATGCTTAACTCGCATTACTCTGTTGGCGTGTAAGTGTCCGTGGACGTTACATCCAAACCTAGCAAGGCTTTCAACGTGCATTGGGATATGACTAAAAATCATACCGTCCATTACATGATATGCCCTGATGTCCTTAAAGTGTTCGACATAGTCGCTTAACTTAAAGATATCGTGGTTGCCCTTGATAAGGACCTTGCGACCGTTAAGTCTGCGCATGATGCCAAGAGCCTTTCGGTTGATTACAACGTCACCTAAATGATATACCTTGTCCTCGGGCTTGACTACAGCGTTCCAACGTTCGACCATGGCTTCGTCCATTTCATCGGCACTGTCCCATGGCCTGAGTTTTGATCCGTCATCGGTGGTGAACACACAGACGCCAGCATGGCCAAAGTGTGTGTCACTTGTTACAAATATGTTTGACATCTGTTGCTCCTTTCTTAATCAATTGCTCGTCTAAAAATTATCTCTTGTTTGGCAAATGCCTGCACTTCCCAAGGCTGATCCAAATACGGTGTCTTTCTAGAATACAACTTACCTGCCCATTTTGTTCCTCTAGGTGCAGGCTGTAGTATTCCTTTGGCAAACTGTGCAACATGTACCAGTTCGTGTGCTAACGTTGTACCCAATAAAACCATGTTTCTAGTAGGTTTGATAGCAACAAGAATACTATCTATTCCCAGTAACGGAACAGTCTCGCCAGTGTGCTCAATATCTTTGTCTACTTTAATAAACAGATATTTTTTGCTGTTGGCTAATCCTAACTGTGCTAACATCGAGGGCAATAGTGCTTCGATGTACTTCTTGGTCTTAGGACCTGCTGTTACTTCATATTGCATTTTAAAGCCTTTTTACTCTACCAATACGATTTGCTTTGTTCCAATCGTAAGCGACACCATCTGGGCACTTACCATCTTTAATTGTGTCTACTCCAAATATACCACACACTTCAAAATCTGCACCTTTAATAGTTACAAACTCGTTCATGCTTTTAGCAACGTTCATTGCTTCGGCAAGTGTTAGCACTTTGAATTCTTCTTCTTTACCTATTACTTTATACATCATACATATAGTATAACAGAATTGGTATTACCTGTCAATCATTAAAAAATAAAAGACTGTTGTATTTCTACAACAGCCTTTTGGAAAAGGTGTGGGTGTTTGCAGTACACCCAACTAAACTGTACTTAGAAGCTGTAACGATCGCTCATTACAGTCTTCAACATGATCCCTTCTGGTGTGAACTCGCTCATGTCTGCGGCAAGTAGGGCCTTCATGATAGCTGGACTGAACCCGCTTACCAATGCCGCACCTGACTTGTCTGCCTTTACAGGCACATTGTCAGAACTGTTCAAGTTCCAGAACACAACTTGTGGCACAGAGTAACCTGCGGCCACATACTTGCGTTCGATCATTTCCATTGCGCTGTCGTCTTGACGAACGCATTGGTTGAATTGCATGTCACTCAAGATCAAAACCATTTCTGGCATTTCTGCTTGAGGCACTTCATTCTTAACCGCTACATCAAGAATCTTGTTGAAAGCGGCATGTAGGTTTGTACTCATGTCCCAATCGGACTTAACCATTTGGGCCATCTTTTGAACCACGTTACCCTTTAGAGTAACAAGTTCAGACTTGTCGCTGAAAGTCAAGAACGTATCCTTGAACTTGCCAGTGTTCTTGTCTGCTAGGTACAAACCTAGTGAAACTGCAACGTCCATGCAAGTCACCGAAGTGTTCTTGCCAGCTGGACAGCTCATAGAACCACTCACGTCTACCATTGGTAGGATGTTGGCGCTACCCACATAGTTTGGCAAGGCTTCCCATTGCGCCACGATGTGGTCAGTTTCTGTCTTGTCGAATGAACGATAGTTCACTCCCTTCAAGACATCGTAAGGGTAAATTGCCGAAGCGTTTACCTTTACAGTTGGATCTCCCTTAACCAAGGCCGCTACATACTCAGCGAACTTTTCTGTATGACGGTGGAATGCCTTCTTGTAACGGCTGGCCGCTACAGATGGTACATGGCTAAAGTTGATGTTATCCCAGTCGTTGGCACACATTTGTGTTTCAACAACCTTAGTAAGTGCTACTAGGCTCTTACGGTATTGCTTTGGGCTCATACCAAAGAACTCACGGATTTCACGTGCTACTTCGCCCTTACGAGGAGTCCACTTAGCCGCCAAGCCATTTTGAGCACGGAGTGCGTCACCTAGCATTGTGTATGCGGCCTTCTTCAACTCTGGAGTTGTGAAAGCAAAGATGTCATCCCAACGACCTAGCTCTGGAATCTTACGAAGCAGAGCAAAGGCCGCATCAATGTCAGTCTTTTCTAAGTGCTTCAGGATTGAACGGAACAATTCACGTTCACCTGCGCCACCACGAGCATCACGTGCCCATAGTGCGATACGAAGTGCAAGTTCGCGGTCTTCAGTATAGGCACCTACGAATGCAGGTACGATATCCTTGCCACGGCTTGCACCGATGTTGTAAAACAAATCAACAACCTTGTTGGCTGAGGACTTGCGAGCCTTCATGCCATTGGCAGTACGGGCTTCTTGATTTGCGATTGCTTCTACGAATGTAGACATGATACTTCCTTTCAGGTTAATGCCTTACGGCGGTTTTCGATATGCGTGAAAAATTGATTGCTGAACTTAACCTATATAAATTCAAACAGGATCGTTGTTGTCGATTTGATTAGACTGGATCTCCAAACCAGTTCGTCGAGGTGCTCCGAAGAGCGGTCCGACCTTCAAGTATAGTAAATTGCTGAACCGATCCTAAAACTGCTTAACAAGTTGCCTTGCTATGTGTATATTATATACGAATCAAGGAGTTGTGTCAACTCTTTTTGGATAAAACAGGATAGCATTTTTTGGCTTTTTTTCGAGAAAAGATTTTTTAAATTTGCTGTTGCTATCCTAAACTTGGAGCATAGGGTGGGACTCAAACCCACGAATCAACGGATTTGCAATCCGCGCCATTAGTCGCTCTGGTACCTATGCATATAT